CGTAAGATCGTCGGCAGCGTCAGATGTGTATAAGAGACAGGGTTATAAATACCACCTGATTTCCCTCATTGTTGATGTCTTTGCTTTCATAGTCATTGGCGAAAAAACTGAGATCGGGAAACTCCTCTGCGGCTTGGAATTTGATCAAAATCGTGTCATCCATATTGACCAAAAACATCGCATTGCCGGTTAGGTGAATAACGCTTTTCATCCGGCCGTTTTGAGCCAGAGACACAGCCTGACTCATCATCATTTCTGTTCTATCACTGATTTTCATTGAGCAAATCCTCCAATAGTTTTTGCCTGAAGTTGAGTTCAGGGTTATATAACCAAATTGTTCCATTTTCATCGTTCCCCACAGCAGTCATTCCTTCCCCCCAATATATGGGCCAAGCCTGATTCCCAACACCATTCCAGATTTGATGGACTTCATTTTGTAGTTTGGAGGAGAGGAAACCCCCTTTTTCTATCACAAAGTTGACAAAATCACTCCATCGAGTTGGTTGACTCCCACGGGACTGAATAAATCTAATAGCAGTCCCCCCATTGCCATAATTGAATCCAGTTTTGAACCAGTCCCCCACAGAGCAACAAATAATATCATCGTTGCTGGGTACGTTCCCTTGGTCAAATGTCGAGGCTTCAAATCCATTTTCCCGGAAATACTCCATGAACTTACCTAGCATAAAAGAACTCAACCATTGACTGTCACTGGAAAGCAGAAACATACGATCAAAATCAATTCCAAGTTTTTGAAAATTAGATGCAATCCCCCGGCTGTTGGCACTGTAACTGTAGCTATCAAATGTTAGGTGTTTAATTCCTGCATATCGCAAAGCGTCAATATACCGGTCAACCTCCTCTTTTTTGTCATTGAGGAGCATCATCCAAGGTTCAATTCGAGCCACAACCCGCACTCCGGCATCCGTCAATATTTTAGCGGCCTCAATTCGATCTTTGAATGATGGGGCACCGGGTTCAATCAATTTCAGCAGCTTTTCATCCGAAGAAATGAGCGTAATATGAACAGCTGCTTTCCCAGCGTTATCGGCCAGGACCTTGACATATTGATCTTTTGCGGGGAGGGCCGATTTGGTGTTGATCATTACCGGGTACGAATTGTCAGACAAGTATTGAAGCAGGGCCAACGAGATTTTCTTTTTCTCCTCGATTGGCGGAAAATCCTCAAATCGGATTCCCAATCGCATCGGGATTCCTAGCCGGATAGCATTTTGCACCTCGTTTTCCCCCTCCACTGGTTTTCCACGGTTAATTAACAATTTGTCCAACTCTATTTTGTACTTGTCGATATTGCTGTGGCGGAGTCCCATACTTTTGGTATTGTCAAAAAAGCTGGTGTACAGACTATGCCGGAAATAATCCGCGTAGCAATATTTACATTGGAAAGGACAGTATAATCCGTCCCAGACATCAATATTAAGTGGCATTGGACAGCTCTGTGCCCGGAGGGATACTTCAACAAAGCTGTTGATATTTTCTTTGTCCAGCAGCCTTTCCAGTTTTTCGGTCTTTTGGCTAGCAATATTGTACTGTTGATAATTGGACTTGCGGCCTTTTTCTTTCATTTTGTGGCCCAGGCCTTCCCCGCTGAGAACTGTCATGCGGGGGATTATCTGTGAAATGAGTTTCCTATAATCCCAATAATTCATACAGCCATCTCCTTGAAAATGTCCTCGTATTTTTGAGAATACGTCCCACTCAAGCAATATACAACAGCTTTTTTGCTGAAATTGTATTTGGTGTGGTTTAAAAATCCCTCAGCATCTTCTCTACAAAAAAACGGACCGGTGATTTGAGAAGCCAGGTGGTGGGGGTCACAATTCATATTTTGTTGTGGATCTAAAATCATCCAATAGGGACTTCTAGTGCTTTCTGGGTTGGCGTTTTTTAGTGTTTCTGTTAATTTTGTTATACTAAACATGGGGACTTCCTCACTTTATATCTTTGAGTGTGTACATATCTTTAGCCGTTCCGTCAATTATTGCCCGGCCTTCCTCATAATTTCCTATTCCGTCATACGTCCTGGATAGAATAATGTCTGTGGAAAACCCTTTCTGTTTTTCTTTTTTCCAGGTCGGGGCATTGAACGTGCATGGGTTTGGAACATTAATGCCACAACACGTGTTTGAAATTTCCTGGTATTCCCCACTGTTTACAAAGTCGGGGCATCCCAGGACAATATCATGTTCCTTTGCAATATCAATCAGCTGTCTCAATACTGGTCTCCATTGATCATCCTGGTTGGCCCACCAGATTTTCTCAATATCCAATCCCAGGGCGTGAAGATTTTTGGCCACCAAGTCATTCATATGTAGATGATATGTATTATAGGATTTGATACCGTGTTTCTTCAGTAATAAAATTGCATTTCTAAAATCTTTAATGGTATGATAGCCTGGAATGAAGGGTTCCCCGTTAACCCCTCCAGTGATAAAACACTTTTTGACCCTGGTCAGGAACTCCAGACGGTCCTCCGGGGGTGCTGGCAATTTGCGCTCAAACAGTTCCCAATCCCGATCTAAGCCGGGAGAAATAACAGGCATTACCTGAACAATTTGAGGATAGACTAAAAATATATCCAGGTCCCTTTCTACATTCTGAGTGAATTTGGTCTGGATCACAAAGGACCATTCCATCTTCATAAGGATATGAAGGGCGCGACGGGTGACCATTTCTTTCATTTCCAGCATTTGATACGAATCACTTTTGTTTCCCACCCGGATGGTCTTTTTCAATTTCATGGCCCAGGCCAGGGATGATTTGGGGTCCTTGTTTTTAAGACCGTTGACAAGGGTCTTTTCAAACAATTCCAAGTCGAGCTTGCGCTGTTCCATCCCCCAGGTTCGGTTCAACCTCCGCTGATAGCAATAGGCACAATTGGTTCCACAATTCCAATAGGTGTCGAGTTGGAAGGACAGCGGGCAATAAAAACTGTCGCCCCGAATTGTCAGGCCGTGCTTGAGCAATCTCATATCAGTATCCATGGTCAGCTCCCGATGTTCCAAAATACAATTGGAGATTTTTCAAACAGTATCGTTCCTATATTTTCCTTCAACCATTTCCATGCCTTCAAATCATAATACGGATTGCAGGGGAAGGGGCAACGAAGTTCAACAGCATCCCGGTATTCATACCCATCATCCATCAGCATAATCTGCCAGGGGTTCATATGGCCGTCAGTTATTTTCATCAAATAGTCCCTCAACCCTTTTCTTGAGCGGCTGTACCCCATATGCAATATTATTGTACCTTTGTATTCTAATTCTGTCAATCCTAAAATCACACCGGCCGCAATCGTTCCGCTAGAAACCGAAACCACCCAGACTGCGTTTTTGCTCAGTAGCTCTTTTGGAGTATATTTTATCAGTTCATCGGAAGTCTCTTTGACAGTTTGTTTCAGTTTCAACCCATTGGGAAGGAAATGCCCCTGGGGGTATTTTTCAAGGAAATCTTTTTTGCATCTATGGTATAAAATAGCACTTCTAGTGGCCGGCATTGGTACAAGTTCGGCCCCCAGTTCCTCACATTTCTTTTGGAAGTACCTCAATTCAATTTCCCCTTTGTAAACTGGATAATAAATTGTGCAGGGAATGTTGTAATGCTTACAAACATAAGCAATACCCCAACCAGCCTTACTGTGGCAGGTGTCCAGTCCGGCAAATCGGGTCGGTGGTATCATAGGCCGGTTTCTGAGTTGGACAATGGCCTGTTCCAGCCCTCGGATTTTGCTGAAGGACGGTCCAGGGAAGGGGCAACACAAGTCCTCCCGTTTCACCCAGATTTTTCCCTCATCGGTAGGACTGGCAATGATTTCCTTTGGTAATTTATTGGGGGTTTTGTAAAAATTATATCGTTCCCAAGGGGTTCCGGAACAGACTATTGAATTCATAGCAATAACCTCCCCTGAGCAGCAATTTCCAAACGTTTGGCAGCTATTTCGCAATATTTTTCTTCGATTTCAATGCCAATGGAATGGCGTTGTAAGTCTTTAGCAGCGCGCAATGTAGTGCCGGAACCCATAAATGGGTCCAATATTATTTCATTTGCATTACTCCATGTTTTGATATGGTCCCTTGCCAATATCTGAGGGAATGATGCTGGGTGGCCGTGCCGGTCCCGCAAATTGCTGGCGTTTGAAATGCGCCAGATGTTGCTGCGCACCCCCCATTTATTTACAACTTTGTAGGGGTTGTTTCTATATGCAGAATTAGATTTTAATGACCCGTCTATTTGGCGTGCACCACTTCGTCTGGCAATTAAGGTATTGTGTTGTATATTTTCTTTATCCCGCAATAAATTGACTGTTTTGGGGCGACCTTTAGAAAATACAAACATATATTCAAATAGTTGATCATACCGTAAAAGGTCTGGGTGGGAAGTTCCTGGTTTTTCATAAATCATAGTGTCGTGTAGTCTGTATCCTATTTTTACAAAATATAGTGCCTGAGTGAATGAAGTTCCGCTCTCACTGCCATTAATAGTTTGATCCCCCACCACCCAAACAATCACCCCTCCATTACAAATATTTAATAATTGCGCTGTTTTTTCAAAATCGAAAAAATATCCGCCGTATTCCCTCAATTTGTCGTATGGTGGAGAAGTGACCACCAAACTTGATTCTGACAGTTGGGGAAGCACATTTATACAATCACCGTGATAAATGGTACACCATTTGTCTTGATAGTATGGTTTCATTGTCCCTCCTCCCGGTCTACAACAGCATTCACTTTACTGTCCAGGTGCCAGCGACCTATATCCAGGCATTGCAACACGGTGATTTGCTGGGTCCTCTGTCGGTCATCCCGTTCCAAAAGGGGTTTGACGCGGGTGATTCCACCTTCAATTTCATCCTCTGTACGGAGGAGTGCAAACATTTTTCCAACATGGCTGAGTTTGTCGTACACCCCCCCGGTGCCCCCCAATCCAAATTC